AGAAACTCCACGCCGGACGAGTCGGCAAGCGCATTACCTACAAGCAGGTGACCGCGTGAGGTACGATGCGCCCACGACCCGCGAGGAACGGCTGAAGAACGTCCCGGTTGAACTCGACAAGATCGCAGACGTGGCGTTGAATTATCGGCCCAAACGGAAGGCGAAAAAGCTGAAGCCGCGCAAGCGGGGAAAGGCCCGCTAATGTCATGCAGATAGGGACTCAAAGTGATAGTTCCCTAGTAAATTCCCGCCGCGCCGATCACCCACTGATACTCGACGCCGGTCGCCCAACTCCACGCTCCAGTGATCGAGCTTCTTACTGACGTAAAAACGTAACATGCGACCGACGCGGCTGGCCCGGAGTTTGAGCCATCCGAGAATCCTTGGAATGTAGCGTCTTGACCACCGATGATCGGCTGGTTCGCGCCCGTCGTGGTCATCGGTGGCAGATCCTGGACTACGCTGCCGGTACAAACGACCTCGGGAGAATCTCCGGTCGAGAACGTGTTCGTTGTCGCCGTGCCGCCTGTGCCGCCGGCCGCCCCGTTTGTGGCTGAGGCCAGCAAACTGCTGGTACTGTCGGCTGATCCCGTAGCCCGGAGGATCTGGACCGCGATCACGGCAAGATACGAACCCGAGAAGCTGCCGCCCTGGTTACACTTGATCGTCTCCCCGGATGCCGCCGAGGTGTACTTGTGGTAATACCAAACCGCTCCGTTGGTCGTCTCGTAAGCCGACGTGTATTGCGTGAACGAAGCACCCGAAGGGCTGCCCGTGACGCCCGAAAAGCACGGGTTATTCGCGTTGGCGCCGTTCAGCGCGCCGAACACCAGGACGGTCGTGCCAGCCGCGATGTTGATGCTCTGGGTCGTTATCGAACTTACGACGGACGCTTGCCCATGCCCGTAGGTCGCTGAGATCGTGATGCCGGCGGCGACCGGGCCCCCTACGCCGGTCAGTAGCTGAGGCTCCGGCTCCGGTTCCGCGAGGCTGGCGGGTTCCGGCTCCGGTCCGCCGAGTGCGGCGGCGAAGAACAACAGCGCGCAGGCGGCGATCTTGCGGTTCAAGGGGTAGCGTCCCTACTGGCTGAGATAACCGTACACGTTCACGCGGATGGTTTGGTTCGTGGCGAAGGTGGGGAGCGTGAACACGACGTTGGTGCCGGGAGTGGCAGATTTTAGCGGAACCGAAAACACGGGCGAGATGGTGGGCTGGCAGGAGCCGGCGGTGGTGCCGGAACCCACGGTCCAAATCGGCGAGCCGGCCAAACCGGTCACGGTCACGGTGGTGACGGCGGCGGCCGAGACAGCCGACGCGCCGGCGCAATTAGTGATGTCAATCCCGGTCAGGTAGAAATACAGGTTGCCCGGCACGGTGATGGTGATGGTGCCGCCGGTGGACGCGGCGGTGCCCGCGATGGTGGCGGCGTCCAGCCGCTGCGAGGCCTGTTGCGTCGGGGCCGGAGCCTGGGCGAAAGCGCCGGCGGCAGCGAAGGCCGCGAGCAGCAGGAGTTTGGAGACTAGTTTCATGGGTCGAGTTCCTTTTAGTACGAATAGGCAAACTGCAAATTGCCGGCGATCAATCCGGTACCGGTCAGGAGCAGGCAGACGTTATTGCCCGGCACGACCGACATGCCGCCGTTTACCAGGAAGCCTTGGTTGGCCGCGAGGGGCACGCCATTGGCGGCGGTCGTCGAACCGATCACTGCCAGCGTGTTGGTGCCGCACGTTGCCCCGATGCCTTCGACGAGCGAAAAAGATCCAGCGGTAGTCACCACCAGCACTCCGCCGGTGCAAAGGTGAATTGTGCGCCCGGCCAAGCCTGGGATGAGCTGTGCGTTCGACGACGTGCTCACAGGAACGGGGAGAAGCGGCCCGTTGCAAACGTTCCCTTGCGGCGCCGCGGCCGCTTCGACCACGCGCAACGGAGAACTGAGCGGCGACGGGCGAAGCGCGGTGATGCCGGCGAGGAGCTGCTGGAGAATGTTGGTCACGCCCGGCGCAGTCGCGATGTCGGCCAGCAGGTTGCCCTGCGTGTCGAGCGGCAGGAAGCTCGCGCCGTAGCAAAGGATGGTGGCGTAGGGGGTGACTGTGCCAGATCCCGTGATGGGAGTAGACAGCACGAGCTCCAGGCGATAGAAGCCCGCCATCGTGACGGTGAAGGCCTGATTTGCAACCGCCAGCGTGTAGGGGTTGGTAATTCGCTGCCCGGTGACGGAATTGATGATCTGCGAGGGCGGAACAGCTACCCAGTTGCCGTCGCCGTAGTCGCCTTGGAACGTGATCGCGCCGGCCGTGATCGTCGCCGACTGATCGAGCGTGACGAGGACCTGCGTGCCGGTCACGGCCGTGGCCATGATCTGCGATGCGCCGGAGCTGGTAGCGCTCGTCCAGGCCGTGCCGGTATAGGGTGTGTTGGTGCAGCCGGAGGGTTGGCCGAATGCGGCGCCGGCGGCCAACGCCAAGGCGATGAGTAAACGCTTCATCATGGGCTTAGAGCAGCACCACCATGTAGCAGTAAGCGTTTATGGCCGAGCCGAAGGTCACGCGAATACGCGCGAAGTTGCCCGATTGCACCACGGGCTCGCGGCCAGGAACAAACTGTTTGATGAATTGGTTGGTGGGAGCGATGAGCTGCGGGCCATCGAGGTTGCGCACGGTGGTGACGGACCCCTCGGCCGAAGCCGTGTAGCCCGAGTTCGCCGTTCCAACCTGGATCAGGTTGGTGGTGAGGTTGCCGCATTTCAGGGCGTCCGAATCGAGCGCGGTGATATCGGCCTGTACGTAGGCCGTCACGGTGGCTGCGACCGTGGTTTCGATCAGCTCCACCTGGCCGGGCGTGGCCGAAGCCGAGCCGTCGAACGAGATGCCCCACTCGACGATCTTGGCGATGGCCGTGGCCGAGGGCTGGAACTGGAGCAGCGTCTTGATCGCGGTCCCGGTGCTTACCTTGGCGAAGGCCGCCGTGGTCTGGATGGGCCCGTTTCCGAGGAGAACGAGCGGCATGGAATTAAGAGCCTCCGGCCGTGCAGGTGAGCGTATAGGTGGTTTGGATCGAGTCGGACGTCGAGGTGATGGTGATGGGCGCGGCGGTAAGCGCGGCCGACGCGGTGGTGGAAGGCGCGTTCGCGGTGTTCAGCCAGCGCCGGTCCCAGAGCGTGCCGGAGCTCGAAGCCGACAGTAAACCCCACTCGATGATCGTGAGCGGCGGCGTGGTGCCGGAGAATGTCACGGTGGCCAGCGTCTTGTAAACGTTCGCGGACGGGTTCGACTGCGTGCCGGCCACGCGCGTGATGCCGGAAGCCTCGGTGGTCAGCGCGGTATCGGCCTGGCCGTTCAACAACTGCGCGGCGTTGGTGCCGCCGCCGAAGCCCGAGCCGCCGCCGGTGGATCCGAGCAGCGTGTAGGTACCGGACGCCACCGGGCTCAACTGCCAGATGCCGTTGATGCCGGTGATGCCGGTGATGCCCGTGAGCTTGATGATGTCGTTAAGGAAAAACGGCTGCGAGGCCTGCGTCACGACGATGGGCGACGCCGCGGTGGCGTTGGTGGGCGTGCTGGTCGATCCGTGCACGTCGCCCGTGCCGTAGGTGTGGTAATTGAAATTGATCAGCGGGTTCGTGTTCGATACGAACGTGGTGGCCAGGTAGTCGATGCCGGCCGACGTCACGATGCCCAGGATCGGCACGCCTTCGAAGATCGACTTGGGAGTGCACAGACCGCGGCAGAGTTCCATGAGCTGCATGCCCAACTGCGGCTGCCAACGGATCCACTCGACGAACGTCGCGAAGGACATCGCGCTAAACCACGGGATGTGCGAGCGCTTGAGGGTCTGCCACAAGGTCCGCCAGAAAGGAATCGACCTCCGGATCACCCTTGTGTCGGGGCCGAAGTCCTGAACGCTTCCGTCCGCCCGGATGAGGCGATGCTCAACCGTCGCTTCGAAACCTAATGTACCTGCGTAGTTCATGAGACTCCTTACTGGAAGGTCAGGGTGAGATCGTCGGTGTTGGCGATCGCGGACGCGTGAGCCGACGACGCGGCGAAGCTCGTGGTCACGAAGTCCGTCTCGTCGCTCATATCCGGAACCACGAGCTGCACGGATTTCAAGGTGAACACCACCTCGTAGCCGGCGACGGTGCCGACGGTGATGGTCACGTTGGTGGTGCCGTAGGCTTTCGCCAGGTTCTTGATCGCGATCAGCGCGGAGCCGTCGTTATCGACGAAGCCGAACGAGGCCGTGATCTCGCGCTGGCCGCCCACCTGGAATTGCGGCAGCGGAGAGCCGAACAGGTCGGCCATCAGGCGGTTGCCGGTTTTTACCGAGATGGTGCACGAGCGCAATGTGAGGCTCATGTCGGTTCCGTCGATGGTGGCGACGCCGCCGAAGCCGGGGATGATGGCGCCGGTGGTGGAAGGGCTCGAAGGCTCGCTCGGATAGGAGGAGAGCCCGCCCTTCTGCGCAGTGCCTTCACTCGAGAAGTAGTCCGAATCGAGCCGATACACGGCCGAGCCGCGGAGAGTGTGCGTGAACACGTTGGCGTTCAGCGTGAAATCGACTTGCTCGACGCAGCAGCCGAAACAAAGGCGCTGTGTTAGGGTAGAGACGCCGTGGAAGAACGATGCCAGCGTGAAGGGCATCACTCCGGTGTCCAGAAACGAGTAGATAACGTTCGTCGACGTCGTCACGGCGCCCGCCTGGTTGAACATCCCGGCGTAGATCGGATCGGCATCGGGAACCGTGCCGGCGGCGCCGGACGGAATCACCGGCATGTTGCTCAGCTCCCAGGTAGCAGCCTGGCGGCCCGAGATGCCGGGCTGCATCGACCGCGTGCCGGTTTTCCAAGGCACCGGCGTGATCGGCATGGCCGGCGTGAGCTTGACGCCGTTCGGCGGAATACGCAGCAGCTTCGCGCTCGAAACGGAAGCGGCGGTGAGAATCGAGGCCTGCGTGCTTCCCTGGTTGGCCGCGAAGACCCGCTCAATAAACGGAGAATTGTAGTTGGACATGGATTACTCCTGTGCGCTGCGGCTAGGCCGTTCCCGCGCTTTGCGCCTTGAGCGCTTCGCGGAACTCGTGCAGCGCGATCAGCGCGGTCTTCTTTTTTCGCTTGAACTCGTCGGGTGCCGACATGTGGCTGATGGCGCTCGGATACTTCGCGATCTCGTCGTCCGAGAATCCGATGGCCTCGAACTCGGCCTCGGGAATCAACTGCACGCCGTTTAAGATCACCTGTTTGGCGAGGGCATCGTCCATATCGGCCTTCTGGCCGAAGCGGCGGAGGGCGTAGCTCGGAGTGTAGACATCGGCGTTGTCGCCGACGAAGCGGTAGATCGCCATGAGTGGAAGGGTCCTTTTAGTTCGTGATGAAGCCGATACCGGAGGTGCTGAAGCGCAGCGTGCGGCGCCAATTGCCGCCGGCGAATTGGATGGCCGATTTCCTGAGCGTCCAGCGGCCGTTGTAAGTAACGAGCGCGCTCATCCAAACGCCCAGCTCGTCCTGGTTGTTCACCGTGGCGAAGAACGCGTCCTCGATCGCTTGCCCCAGCGGGATCATCTCCTGCGGGAAATCCTGCGTGTCGAAGGAGGTGTGTACCTCGACAATGAGCGCTATAGTGCCGGCGAAAACTGCGCTTACCACGCGCCCGTCGTCGGTGACGTCCGCGGTGTCGATCGTGGTGAGAGGGTACGTGAAGGTGCTGCTCTGCTCCAGAGCGTTCGGATCCACCTGGCCGACCAGGAAGTTCGCGCTGGTGGGCGACCAGTCGACCGCATAGCCCGCGACGCCGTACTCGCCGACGACGGCCGCCAGGTTCACGTTGAAGCCCGTGGCCGGGTCGGAGAGCCTGGTCTGGAGCGCCCCTAGTGCGACGGCGGAAATCTGCGGCATGTTCTATCCCCGGCCTTCGAGCGTTCGCCTAATCCGCGCATCGATGCGCGCGGCGATCATTTCCCTCACGTCCTCCAGGTCTTCCTCGCTTGCGGCGAAAAAGCGGCGCGCCGGCAGGCGGCCCGTGCCCTCGTTGTTCCACTCCGCGCGCTCGGCTTCCTCCCCGTAGAATCCGATTTCGAAGCCTCCGGGGTTGGTGCGAGTGAGGAGCGCGTTCAGCATGTGGGGGTGATGCTCGATGCCATAAAGATCCACCTGGTCCGTGCGTCCGCCGGCCTTAGCCTTCCGCTTGGCGTACAGAGGCGAGTACTCGGCGAAGGGCTGTCCGGAAGCGTCGACGCCGCGGCTGGTGCGGTCTAAGATCCGCGAGCGGATGAATTCGGCGGCCGCGAGCAGGTCGTCGTCCGTTACCTCGCGGCGCGCCTGCATTTCGTTCGCAAGCTCGTAGAGCGCGATTTCCGCCTGCGCGAAGGTCGACATTCAGATTTCCTTGCCCAGCAGTATCCGGATATTCCGGTTGTCGCGGCGCAGCGCTTCGATCTCCCTGTCCGCCCGCGCCCGAAGGTCCAATAGCTCGCGCCAGGAGGCCGTATTGTCCTGCCGCGCGCGATCGATGGAGACCGTTAGGTTGCGGCCGCCGCGGGCTTGCGGGAATCGAGAATCCATACGTGCCGGCAATTGAAGCCCCCGCAGCTCAGGTACACATTCGGGAGCTGGTGATTGTCCATCTCGCCGATCTGTGCGCGAGAGTAAGCGCTGTCGGCGCGCAGTAGCCGGTCGCAGAAGGGGCGCGTGCGCGCATCCTCGGGCCCGGAGTAGCGATAGCGCTGCTCGATCTCGGGCAGCCCGCGCTCGATCTTCTGAAACACCTGGTCGGTTAGGGTCCGATAGTACGTGGTCATCGCCGTTTCGGCGATGGTCCGGACGCGCGGAAGCGACGCATCTATCTTTGAAGCCAGGGACTCGATCAAGTCCGAGAACTTCAGTCCGCCGATTGAAAAGAGCGCCTGCTGCATGGCGGTGGCTGCCGCGCCTTCGGCGATCGCCGTCATCGACGACACTGCGTTCATTTGGAAACTCGAGAACAGCTTCAGATCGGTCGCCGTGAAAGCGACCGGCTCATAGCCCAGGTATTCGAGCGTGTCCTGGAGAAATGCCTTCTGGCCGCCGAACGAGCCAACGTAGCCGTTGAGCAGCGACGAATAGCCCGAGTCGTTCAGGAAGTCCATGAAACGGTCGTCGAGCGTCCGCACGATGCGCAGGTTGCCGGGCGTCTGGTCGATGCGGCCGTCGGTGATGCTGAGCGAGGCCTGGAGGTAGCCGGCCATCTTGGCCTGGGCTTTCGAAATCACGGCGCGCAGGTGCTCCTCGAACGCCGCGACCATCGAATCGTAATAGGCGTCCTGCCGGCGGTTGATCTCCGCGAGGTCCATTGGCTACGCCGTGACTTTGCAGTTATCGTCGAAGGTGATCTCGACGCCGTCGATGGTGACCTGTTTCATTTACGCTCTCCAAACCACGTCCTGAAACGCGAAGTTGTAATCCGGATGCTGCCCTGTGCCCATCGGGTTTCCGCTGAGTGTCGGCGCGTTGGCCAGCGTGTAGCTCGTGGTCGCGATCGCGATGGGCGTCGAATTCTGCAGCCAAAGCGTCTGCCCGGTAGTTCCCACGTACACATTCCATCCGGAGGCCGGCTGCGGCGTGTAGATGCCGTCGGCGGTTCCGAGATTCTGCGGGATGGTGCCGTTGGGCGGATTCAATCCGGCGAGCGTGACGGTAAGCACCTGGCCCGATGCCACCGCGATCCCGATAGCTTTCGCGCCCGGCGCGCTCTCGCTGTTGCCGTTATTCGCCCAGGAGACATAGCCCTGCGAGTTGACCCAGGTGATCGCGACGTCGTAGGTGCTGCCGGCGTCGCTCGATCCGGATCCGCCGGCCGAGACATTCGAGGCTCCCCACGTCCCGCTGTTCAGCTCGCGTATAGCGCCCGGCGCCGCCAGCGGCTGCAGCACGATCGGCAGGCCATTCGCGGTCAGGTTGTTCCACGCCGTCGTCGCCTCGGCGCGGTAATTGTTCATCTTCTTCTCGAAGCGGTCTTCGAGCTTGCGATGGTAAATCGCCCGGTAGAAGCCGGTGAGCGCGCGGTATTCGATCCAGCGCTTCATGGCTAAATGCGTCCGATCCGGATCGAGAGCGACGACCTGGTTCAGCCTGGCGCGCGGCCGGTTGATAGCCGTGGTCAAGGTGTTGAGGACCGCGGCGACGTGGTTCGCCGAAATCCCCAGCCCCACCAGGTAGCCGGAGAAGTTCTGGAACGACGCCACGAGTTCCGTGCCGGCTTCTTCCACCGCGCGCCGGATGATCGAGCCTGGGCCGGCCAGGGTGACGTTGAGGGTTGTCGCGTCCTTCGATACTTCCTGGTCGACCGCGGCGAGGTCCGCCGGCGTGACGATATCCGAGTCGGTGAAGAGCACGGGGCTAAACGAAAATGGCGCCGAGCGTCAGAGTCGGCTCCTGCCCCTTAGCGATCCGCCGCAGGCCGTCCGCGAGCGAGTTGAATTGCGCGATCGTGAGGCTCTCGATCGGCGTAGCCAAGAGCGTGGTCAAGGCAGAGGCGCTGAGCGAAGGCATCGGGCTGTTATTGCAGGTTTTCGATCCGGAAACGGATGCGGCCATGGTTTGACTCCTTCGGAGGTCGGTGGGATGGCCGGCGGCGGTTGCCGCCAGCCACATCGGGAAAGCTTACTGCTCGATCCAGCCGTGCAGGGTGAGCGACGGCGAGGTGCCGGTAAGGGCGGTGACGTTGAAACGGAACTTGCCGCTGGTCACGCCGAATTGCGAGTCGGGCAATTCGTACTTCCGCCAGGTCTTTTTGATAGAGAACTCGCCGTTGACAACCTGGCCCTCGATGTTCCAGACCGCGAGAGCGGTGGCGTTGGTGAAGGCGTTGGTTGTGTCCTCCAGTTGGATGCGGGCAGTGACGCCGGTGGTGAGGCCGCTTACTTCGAGCGCGACCGTGTAGTCGCCCGTCAAAGCCGCGACGGCGAGCCCGGTGGTCGCGGTTACGGCACCGGTGGCGGTTACGACCTGAGCGCCGGTGGTGATATCGGTGGGGGTAGCCATTTGTAATTCCTCGCTTTGTTGAAATTGGGATCAGCCGCCACTTTAGTTGGCGTGCGCTTCAGGCCGCTTCTTGCCGGCGTGCTCGGCGGCGGCCGGCATCAAAATGCCGATTTGCTGGGCGAGCTCGGGCGTAAGCGCCAAAACCGAGCGTTCCTTTTGCTTCTCGGTCTGGAGCCGGCATTCGCGATCGCGCGCCGCCTGCTCGCGGTGGAAGGTTTCGATTTCGTTGGCCGTGGACAGCCGGTGGGACCGTTCGGCGAGGCGGCGCGCCGCGTTTTCGCGGCTCACCTCGCACACGGCGCCGGCGTTGACGCCGCGTTCCGGCATGTCGACCGACGTAATAAACGCCGTCGGGGTGGCGATGGCAGCGCGCTCCTGTGCAACGCGCTGCCAGTAGGCCTGGGGGGTGTTCATGGGTAGCATGGGTTTCTTTCCGAGTGAGCGGAAGGCGACGGCTAGTTGGACTGGACCTGGATCCCGAAGTTGTTTCGGAGCACGGCGCAGCCATACAGCACGTCGACGGTGAATTGCTGGGCCAGCGTGTTCGGCGCGTAGCTCATCACGACGCGGACGCCGAAGTTGCCCATCTCGGCGTAGTCGGCGATCGCGCCGGTGCCGGGGAGCGGCATCGGGAGCCGGCGGATGACCAGGCCGATCGCGTTGCGGTGGAAGGCCAGGTTATAGGTGGTGGACGACGGCTTCTGAATGTTCTGCGAGCGGAAGGTCCAGAAGTTCTTCATCTTGCCCTGGGCGTTGAATGCCGCGCCGCCCGGCAGAACGCCGGAGATTTGCGCGGAGGGTTGCCCGCTTGGTCCGACCGTTTCATAGTCAGTGAAGCGCGAGAGCTGCCGGACCTGCCCGTAGGCGTTGCCGGACAGAACCATGAACAGCGGCTCATTCATCGGAACCAAGCTGGTGAACAGCGTGGTTTCGGCGCCGTCGATGCGGGCTTCGTCCATGGAGCTCGCTCCACCCTCGGCCGCGTTGTACGTGAACAAGCTGTACAGCGACGCGATGTCGGTTTCGATCTTGGTCGCGATGGCGATGATCGCGGGCTGCATGTAGGTTTTCACCAGGTCGGGCACGGCCAGGACCTTGGTGACATCCGGAATCTGGAACGTCGCTTCGCAGTGTGTGTTCAGCACGATCTGCGCGTTGCCGAGATTCGGGTTTTGGGTGGTCACGCTGCCGGCCTCGGCGATGTTATTCGCCACGAGGGTGGGAGGAATCGGAACGTTGACCGTGTCGCCGGCCTGGGCGAGCACGGGCTCATAGTCCCGGTTCACCAGGTTGCCGAAGACCAGGTTGCTGACGAGCGGCG